TTGATTGCTGAGAAGTGACATATTCGTATTCGTTCTGTAAGTAGTGGATAGCTTTTTCTAAGTCCTGCAGATAGCTTTCTTTGTGACCAGCTCTGCAAAAACAGAATTACGCATTAGCCAATACCATTAAAAAGCTGTTACAAGAATGGCCATCACCCCACACTACTACCAACGAGGGACCATCCAAGTATGGGACTTTATTCGTGATCAAGGACTCTCCTACCACCTAGGTAATGCAGTCAAATATATCTGCAGAGCTGGTCACAAAGAAAGCTATCTGCAGGACTTAGAAAAAGCTATCCACTACTTACAGAACGAATACGAATATGTCACTTCTCAGCAATCAAGCAATAGAATTTCGACGAGCGTACGATATACAGAACTCCTGGAGTGCGAGAACTTATCAGAAGAATTTGATCGTTGAAGAATTCATCGAGTTCATAGAAGCTGAGAAAAAAATGCTCTGGACAGATCCCGCGACGTTAGAGCACGCACTGAAGGAACTAAGTGACCTTGTATATGTCGCTGCACAATATGCAGAAAATTTGGAATGGGATTTAGAGCAAGCTCTACGCCGTGTACATAAATCCAATATGTCGAAGCTCGGTGATGACGGCAAACCGATCAAACGCGAAGACGGGAAAATCCTTAAAGGCCCTAACTACAAAGAACCCACCCTACGAGATCTAGTTGTTTAAAATGTCAAAAATTGATGATCTAATCGCCCGCACTGGTCGGGTGCAATCTTGGATTGATAATCCAAAATCCCGATTGCCGGTATCGTGCACGGTCTATGTGTGTGAAAACGAAATGGAGGGTCGCGATGGCTTGGAAGCCTCGTGGCGCTACGTGTCACACGGTCTACGATTCGGCGCTGGCGTAGCTGTACACCTAAGCAAGCTTGACCCCAAAGGGACAGAGCGGCCTTCTGGTGTTACAGCATCAGGTCCAGTTTCTTTCGGAAAAATTTACAGCAGTTTGAATGAAATACTTCGTCGCGGCGGAGTGTACAAAAACGGCGCTGTAGTTCTTCATATCGATTTGGACCATCCTGATATTCAGGAGTTCATCAACGCGCCACGACATGAGCTTCCTTGGGTGAAGCGTTGTGTTGATATTGACCGTGAAATGTGGGAGGAATCTTCTCCCCAAACAAAGGATGACCTGCTACGTGGTATCCGCCAGGGAGACATCTGGTTAAACAAAGTCAAGTACGACAAAGAAGGTAACCGTATCTACGGCAATGTTTGTCTTGAGGTTTACCTGCCAAGTCGAGGCACCTGCCTGTTGCAGCACATCAACTTGGGACAGTGTGATGTGGACAACATCCGCACCGCATTCCGTGAGGGGATGCGTCAGCTGTGCATGTTGCACTCCCAGACAAATGTGGATGCAAGTGGTGAGTACCTATCCCCTGTTACTGATCGACAGGTCGGACTCGGGATGCTTGGTCTGGCAAACCTGTTGCGCCGCTCTGGCGTTAGCTACAAAGAATTTGGTGAGGCACTGACGGTCTTGAACGCTGGGGGTACACAGCTCAGCACTGCAGGAGCCCTCGCTACGGCCCTTAAGGCGGCCATCAATGAGGCTGCAGACGTGGCTAGGCAGTTCCACATGGATCGTGCCTTTGCCATCGCTCCTACGGCCTCCTGCAGCTATCGGTACACCGATACCGATGGCTTTACTACCACCCCTGAAATCGCACCTCCTATCTCTCGGCACGTTGATCGTGACTCCGGCACCTTTGGTGTGCAGAGTTACAACTATGGCGACGTGGAAATTGCCGAAGAAGTGGGTTGGGAAGACTTCAGAAAAGTGGCGGATGGAATCATGACGCTGCTTGATTCTACGGGACTTCTTCACGGTTATTCATTGAACTCTTGGAGTGACATGGTGACCTACGACAACGAGTTCGTTGAAGAGTGGTTGGCATCGCCTCAAACCTCCCTTTATTATTCCCTGCAAGTAATGTCTACTACTCAAGATAAGAGCAGCGCATATGCGGCATTAGACGAAGAGCTGGTTGACAGTTACTTGGAGGAACTTCTAAACGAACCTGCTCCTGATTGTAATTGCGGCGAATGAACCCTTATACACAACTACTTAATCGAAAACGCACCTGGCAACCCGTGCAGACCACTGCAGGGAAAGTGAAAGAAGGTGCGGAAGAAACTATTTACCGTGCCCTGGCAATGCGGCACATGGAACTACCTGTCGGAGACTTTATTCAAGATGCTCTCAAAACTGATGTCCCTGAAGCGTCGCGTGATCTTCTCGTATCCAACATTAAAGACGAGGAAAAGCACGACCTTGCTCTCGGTTACATCGCCAATTCTTTCGGGGTTGATGAGAAAGCTGAAGCCGAAGCCAAGCGACTCCGGGAAGCGTGGACTGCTCATCCTGATCACACCGTCCTCAAGGCGATGGTTGCCGAACGTGCAATTTTCTTCGTGCTCCTCCCATTCATGCGATTTAACGGTGATCCAGGAATGCGAACAGTCAGTGCCGACATAAGCCGAGACGAACAGGTCCACGTCGGATGTAATTCCTTGATTTGTAGGGAGATGGGACTGAAGATTTCCCCGTCTCTCGACAAGCTGCGAAAGGCCACGATTAACTGGGTCATGCAGCCGCTAGGTATTAATACCCAGGACAAATATTTGGACAAAAAATTTTGGCTGGATCAAAGCGACTCCCTTATGTATGCGGGAAAAGCAGAAGGCCTTTTAGAAACACAGCGGGCCAGAATGCCTGCTTTCTTCGAGCACTCTAATGTCAATCTCCCTCAATATGCTTGAGACGTTTGGCATTACTGTCAAACACTTAGTAAAAGAAATGGATGAGACCTTCCCCCCTCTTGAAATCTCTCCATCAATGCCACACGAAGAGATCATGTTTCGTGCTGGTCAACGCTCTGTAGTGGAGTGGTTTAACCATAAATTAGAAGAGGATTCATGAGCAAGAAACAGCAGCTCTATAACCTAATCATGAGTGCGTATTCAGGACTTCCTGAAGCAGCTAGTATTGCATCGCACCACATGAATGCCGTCTCTGAAAAGATGGCAATGAAGCACTGGCAAGCGCACGGTGCAACCATCCAAGCGGAAGCAAATGCACGTCGCGCTCAACTGCGTATGCAGAATGCACCTAAAGCTCCGGTACAGAAGCCAGCACCTATTGCACCTACGACACAACTCACTTCAACGCTGAAAGCAGGTAAGGGTGGTGTACGTGCAAGCCGCACAAGGACTCCATCACGCAAGGTGAAAGACACCCTTAGCGTCAATCGCTACCAAGATGCAATTGGACAAACCTTTGGTAACCGACCAATTGGTGCAAGCCTAAACCTTACTTAAATAAACAATGAACGCTCGTAGTAGATACGAACGATTAGCTACCTACCGGAAACAATTTTTAGACGAAGCTGTTAAGTGCTCTAAGCTTACACTTCCTTACCTAATCATTGACGACTTTAGCCAGACAACATATCAGAACTTACCCGTACCTTGGCAATCAGTTGGTAGTAAATGTGTGGTAACACTTGCAAGTAAATTAATGCTTGCATTACTACCTCCACAAACTACTTTCTTTAAGTTCCAAATCCGCGATGACAAGTTGGGCACCGAGCTGCCTGCAGAGATTCGGTCTGAATTGGATCTTAGCTTTGCCAAGATGGAACGGATGGTGATGGACTCTATCGCTGCTTCTAGCGATCGTGTCACTGTGCACCAAGCCCTTAAGCATCTGGTAGTTGGTGGTAATGCTCTTCTTTTTATGGGCAAGGAAGGGGTTAAACATTATCCACTGAACAGGTATGTCGTAGAACGTGATGGCAACGGTAACGTAATCGAGATCGTAACCAAAGAATTAATTAGCAAACAACTGCTACCGAAAGGAATCAAGATCGAGGACAACCTTGATATGGGTGACTACGGTGGTGGTCAAACATCTAAAGAAGATGAATGTGAAGTCTTTACCCATGTTCGCCTAGAAGGAAATAAATGGGTATGGCATCAGGAAGTCATGGAGCAAGTTGTTCCTGGCTCCCAAGGCAAGGCACCTAAGAATGCAACCCCTTGGCTAGTCCTGCGCTGGAACACCGTTGATGGTGAAGCCTACGGACGAGGAAGGGTTGGTGAATTCCTTGGTGACCTGAAGACACTCGATGCAATGTCGCAAGCCCTTGTAGAGGGCAGCGCTGCAGCAGCCAAGGTGATCTTTACTGTCTCTCCCTCTAGCACTACTAAGCCGGCAACGCTTGCCAAGGCTGGTAACGGTGCCATTGTGCAGGGAAGACCAGATGACATTGGTGTTATCCAAGTCGGCAAAACAGCTGACTTTGCTACCTCTGCATCAGTGATCCAAACACTTGAGCGTCGCCTGTTGGAAGCGTTCCTAGTGATGAACCCACGCAATGCTGAGCGAGTTACAGCAGAAGAAATCAGATTGACCCAGATGGAGGTCGAAGCTCAACTGGGTGGTCTGTTCTCTCTGCTTACTGTTGAATTCCTTGTCCCATATCTGAACAGGAAATTGTTGGTGCTGCAACGCACTGGTGAACTGCCCAAGATCCCCAAGGATCTGGTTAACCCAACCATCGTTGCTGGTATTAACAGCTTGGGACGTGGACAGGATCGTGAATCACTCACGATGTTCATCACCACTATTGCTCAGACCCTTGGGCCTGAAGCGTTGATGCAATACGTCAACACGGATGAGGCAATTAAGCGTCTAGCAGCTGCACAAGGTATCGACATCCTGAACCTTGTGAAGACACAAGAACAGATGCAGCAAGAGCAGCAGTCTGCAATGGAGCAGCAAGCTGATATGGAACTGACCAAACAAACCGGACAGATCCTCAAGTCACCTGCATTTGATCCGACAAAACAACCGCAAGAAGCGGAAGAAACACAACCCACCTAATAAATGCCAGAACATTTTTATGACGGAAGCCAGCAGGCTGAAGTCGTACAGAGCCAGGCGGCTGATGAAGCAGAGTCCCTTGCCATTGCTAATCAACTAGAGCAAGGGGAAGCTCCTGCAAAGCTTGCCGGTAAATACGACAACCCCGAACAGCTTGAAAAGGCTTACCTTGAATTACAACAAAAGCTTGGTGGTCAGCAGCAACAGCAAACTGCACCAACACCAGAGGTTAAAGAACCAACGGTAGGGGATGCACTTGATGATGCTTATCGAGCATTCACAAACAACGAAGGACTGAAACCAGAAGATCTCAAGGCTTTTGAAAACGTATCCAAAGAGGATCTCATCAAAGCATTCTTTGAAAAGAGTACACAAGGAAACGACCCAGACCTTTCAGATCAACAATTGAATGAAGTATTTGGTCGTGTTGGTGGTGAAGAAAGCTACAAGCAGATGATGCAATGGGCTGCTAATACACTATCTCCACAGGAAGTTGAGCAATTTGATTCCATCATTGACGGTGGCAACATGCAGCAGATTGGCTTCGCAGTTGATGCGGTAGCTAAACGATATGCAGATGCCACTGGTGTAGATGGAAACCTCCTACAAGGTAAAGGTGCTACACGAGCTGAAGGATTTAGAAGCCAAGCTGAACTTATCCGTGCGATGGAAGATCCACGGTATGAACAAGATGAAGCATACCGAGGGGACGTTGCACGGAAACTGGCTAATAGCCCTAATGTCAAATTTGGATAATGCCAAAAGTAAATGGTAAAAAATACCCTTACACAGCTGCTGGTATGAAAGCTGCAGCTAATGCTAAGGGTCAAAAGAAATCGAATTACAACAACAAGAAAAAGTAAATGGCAGCTACTATCGCACTACCGAAGCAGTCCCTTTGGGACCGCTACCTTGAGTGGGTTAGCAGCACTGAGAACCGGCTTTATGTAGGGCACTTCGGAGTCCTCATGATTCCTTGTCTACTGGCAGCTACCACCGCATTTATCGTTGCATTTATTGCAGCACCACCCGTTGATATTGATGGAATTAGAGAACCAGTCGCAGGCTCCCTGCTCTTTGGAAACAACATTATTTCTGGAGCGGTCGTGCCGTCAAGTAACGCGATCGGCCTTCATTTGTACCCTGTGTGGGAAGCTATGTCACTTGACGAATGGCTTTATAACGGAGGCCCCTACCAACTCGTCGTCTTCCACTTCCTTATTGGTGTCTTCGCTTATCTGGGACGCGAATGGGAACTTAGTTATCGACTAGGTATGAGGCCCTGGATTTGTGTCGCATACTCAGCCCCAGTCGCAGCCGCTACCGCCGTATTCCTGGTGTACCCCTTCGGTCAGGGATCGTTCAGTGACGGTATGCCACTTGGTATTTCAGGTACCTTCAACTTCATGCTTGTGTTCCAAGCGGAGCACAACATTCTTATGCACCCTTTCCACATGCTTGGTGTGGCTGGTGTGTTTGGTGGATCGCTGTTTAGCGCGATGCACGGATCTCTGGTCACATCGTCGCTAGTACGAGAGACCACAGAAATTGAAAGCCATAACAAAGGATATAAATTTGGACAAGAGGAAGAAACTTACAACATTGTTGCCGCTCATGGCTATTTTGGTCGTCTTATCTTCCAGTACGCCAGCTTCAATAATTCTCGTAGTCTGCATTTCTTCTTGGCTGCTTGGCCAGTGGTTGGTATCTGGTTTACCTCCCTCGGAGTAAGCACAATGGCATTCAATCTCAATGGATTTAACTTTAATCAATCTATCATCGACAGTTCTAACCGTGTCGTTCCTACTTGGGCTGACGTACTCAATCGGCAGAATCTCGGGATGGAAGTAATGCACGAGCGTAATGCTCACAACTTCCCACTCGATCTTGCCGCTACAGAATCTAAAGCTGTAGCACTTGCTTAATTATACAAACTACTTAATTACATGTTTAACAAAATCGCTCTTTCCACCCTTGCGGTGTCCGCCTTTGCACTGCCTGCTGCTGCAGGTGTGTATGTAAACGTCGAAGCCAACTCTGGATGGGCTGGTGAAGACTATGCAGGTACTCTCCTTGAAACCCATGTGGGTTATGAAAATGCTCTTGGTGACAGCTCTAGCTGGTACATCCAAGCAGGCCCTGCAATTAGCTTCCCGGATGACGCTGAGCAAGTCGGCGCTGCCTCTGGCAAGGTCGGCCTCAGTGTTGCTGTAACCAAGCGCCTTTCCGCATACGGTGAGGTTTCTGCCATCACTCCTGAAGGTCTGGAGCTTGAGGGTCTCGGCGTTGGTACTAAAGCTGGTCTGAAATATTCCTTCTAAGTAACGTACGTTCATCCAACATGGAAGAAAACATCTACGAACTACAATTTACAGTCACCTCTTTAAGGATGCTCCATAAAGCCGTCACCTATGCCCACAAACATTGGCCAGGTGGTGAGCCTATTGAGCAGGAATACTATGCGTATTTAAAAGATAATCTGCAACGTGTACTTCTAGAGGAGACTTTCATGTTGGACGCATGACGCCCTAACCATGGAACGGGGGTTAGGTACTTTGGAGATTTCATCATGCCTCATGTTGAACTTGTTGCTCGCGTAAATGAGCAGAAGGCTGCACAGAAAGCAGCCAAGCTGAAGTATCGCGGCGTTGCTTACATTAAACAAGGTAGGTAGACCTAACGGGGAGGTGCAATTCCTCCCCTGCCTATTGGCGTTGGCCCTTACGAGGACACCCTTCGCCGTCTAGACGGTGGGATAGACCACACGACAAAACTGAATACTTCAAGCGCTTGGAGGTACTTGTAAACCTTCAATTATTTAATTTAGAACAATGGCTGATATGAGGGCTGCGTCATTTTATAATGACGACCTTACTCTTACCGGCTCACTTGGTTCTGACAGTAACACTAGGGGTTATGAAGCTGGTATTGATACCGGTAAATATGACCTTTACCTGAAACTGTTCAGTGGTGAGCTGTTTAAGTCTTACCAGAATAAGACTCTGGCACGTGAACTCTTTACTCGTCGCACGCTGAAGAACGGCAAATCAATGCAGTTCATCTTCACAGGCGAACTGGAAAGTCACTACCATACTCCTGGCAATCCCATTTTGGGTGCCGCCACCGTTGATGCAAACGGTGATCCTGCGTCCACTAACAACCTGGACGTGGCTGAGAAAATGATCGTGATCGACGATCTCTTGATCGCCTCAACTTTCGTTTACGATCTCGATGAGACTCTTGCGCATTACGATTTGCGCGGTGAGATCGCACGGAAATTGGGCTACAGCCTCGCAAACGCATACGACCAAAAGATCTTCCGCACCGCCGCACTTGCTGCTCAGCAGGGCCGTGCAGTTGCTGGTCAAAAGGCTGGTTGCCGTATCGAGATCGGTAACGCTAACCGTCGTGGTCAATCCGGTCATGCTGCAAAGCTGAAAGAAGCATTCTTTGAAGCTGCAATTCGCTTCGATGAGTGCAATATTCCTGCCGAGGGACGTGTCGCTATTCTCCCTCCTGCGAGTTACTACGATTTGATCACCGACACCGACCAGAACCTCGTCAACCGTGACGTGGTTGGTGACTCCCTGCAACAGGGTAACGGTGTGTACAGCATTGCTGGCATCAAGCTCCTGAAGTCCAACAACCTGCCGACTTCTAACACCGCTGTTACTCACACTGATGGTGAGAACAACGACTACGCATACGCTGCTAACCAGAACCTGCAAGGTCTGATCGTTCACAAGGATTCCGTTGGCATCCTTGAGGCAATTGGTCCCTCTGTGCAGACCACTTCTGGTGATGTGAGTGTTATGTACCAAGGCGATCTGATCGTCGGCCGTTTGGCCATGGGTGCATCTCACCTCAACGTTGCTGGTGCTGTCGCTATCCACGCTGGTGGTGACTCCGGCGCTGATGCTGATGAGCTGACTGCTGCTACCGATGAGTCCGCAGGCGTCGTTCTCGACATCGCTTGATTCTTATCTCTATCTTTTTACTGGGAGGCTCCGTTTGGGGTCTCCCTTTTTTTATATCTACACGACATGCCTAATCCTAATAATGCAGTGTCCACCGAACTGGATGCAGTAAATCAAATACTTAGCAGTGTGGGACAGGCACCTGTCACTACGCTAGATATGCAGAATCCCGAAACCTATACGGTTCTTCAAACCCTTCGGGATGTGAATAGACAGCTGCAATCAGAGGGCTGGACTTTTAACACCGAGTATCGGGTGAAGTTCACGCCAGATTCTGACAACAAAATTTCTATCCCGTATAACGTCTTGCAGATGGATGCGAATCCATACAAGCACAACAACAAATATCACATGGTACGAAAGGATGGAAAGCTTTATGACACCTTCTGGCACCGCCGGCTAAACGCCAAAGAGTTTGAATTCACTGAAGACATCTACTGTGATGTCGTTTACTTCTACCGCTTTAACGATCTCCCCTATGCCTTCCAAGCACACATCACCGCTAAGGCAGCCCGCATCGTCGCAACCAAAATTGTTGGTAGTGCAGAACTGGTGCAACTGCTGGCAGTAGACGAGGAAACAACTAGAGAAGCTTTGATGGAATATGAAACCCAACAGGGTGACTACAGCTTCTTTGGCGGCACCAATTACACCTCAAGTTATCAACCGTTCCAAGCACTTAATCGCCGATGAGCACAATAACCCAGAAGATCCCAAACCTATTGGGGGGTATCAGCCAACAACCAGATGTAAAAAAAATACCGGGTCAGGTTGTTGACTCTCTAAATACCTTTCCTGAATTCGCTCTGGGTTTGATGAAACGACCCGGTGCAAAATTTGAAGCACCACTGAGAGGTGCTGCAGATGACGCCAAATGGTTTTCAATCCTGAGTAGTGACGCCAAATATATTGGGCAAGTCACTATGGATGGTCAAATCCCACTATTTAGAATTTGGTTTAAAGAGAGTGGTCTACCACGAGTTGTGGACCTTACGGATTATCTCAGCAATATCTCTAGCACCTTCTACGATGATCTCAAAACTTCAGTGAATACTGAGGCAGCAGAGACAGAGGATTACATTGAAGCCTTTGTACCACTAAGAACTGCGCAAGCAAACTATCTTACTGAATACAATAAGACTATTGATCAGTTCACTAGTCTGTTTGAAATTGAAACTACCTACACTGGACAGATAAAGCAGCTGATTAAAACTGCTGTACTTGAGGATGAGGATGGAACCCTTGTCTGGTATGAAGACGAGAACGCACTAAGCGGCACGCTTAGCAACGGTATCTTTAGTGTTGGAGCTAGAAGGTTTAAAAAGGGTACTGAGCGTACAGAGGAATACCCAATCCTCATGAATGAATTTGAGGATCATCATCTATATGAACTTGTAGAAATTACAGAAGCAACTGAAACAGCAGATGATCTGGAAGATTGGGTTGAAGACAACTACGATGATTCAGATGCAACTAATGCTGTCCCGGTATTTGAAGGTCATAAGGATGATTACGAAGACAGTATTAGCAACAGTAGTAACACAGGAACTGATGACCGGTGGCCTACATACACCACAAGCAACAACCCAGCTAATAACTACTTTGTCAACGACAAGAACTCTGATGCCTTTGATGTAAATACGCACCTTAAGTTTGTTACCATTCAGGATACAACCTTTGTACTGAATACAAACAAAAAGGTTGAGTGGAGTACAACCAAGACTGATGAGCTGAAGTTTGACGAGGCTCTAATTAACTTCAACGTATTCACCACAGGTGACTACACAGTAAGTATTACAAAATTAGACAACGACAGTAGTGGTAATGAGCCACACGAAGAGGGCTATACCCGCACAGTTGATAGCAGTTTTGGTAGCAGTGGTACTGCATCTAGATCACTGACTTACTCAACTTCGCTAAACACCGTTGAGGAATTTCGCAATAATTTCAATAGTGGTTTCGATACCGATCTAGGTACTGATTGGGATGACTTCACGTTTGAAGCAAGTGGTACAACTATCTATGTCAGTAACTCCAGCTTCCAATTTGATATTGAAGTAAGTGGACCTACCGATGCTGCTGTAAATGTGATCCGTCACACAGTAGGTAATGTCGGTCTTCTACCTGTACAAGCTCAGAACGGCTACAAAGTAAAGGTTGTCAACAGCACTGATATTGCTGTCGATGATATGTACATGGTCTTTGAATCAGAAGATGGTCAGGACTACAGCCCAGGTTCTTGGGTTGAATCAAATGGTGGAGACCTTGAATACATTATCGATAACACGACGATGCCACACGTTCTGAAAGTTCAGACGGATGGATCGTTCAAATTTGAGGCATGGGATGGATGGGAGAATCGAAGAGTTGGTGATGAAGAAACAAACCCTACCCCTAGCTTCATTTCAACTACTGACTCTGGAGACAAATACATAAATGACATCTTCCTTTATCGAAACCGAATGGGGTTCTTGTCTGACGATAACGTTATTCTTAGTCGTGCTGGACACTTCTTTGATTTCTTCGCTAAGTCAGCTGTTAGTTCTGCGGATGATGACCCGATCGACATCTCAGTTTCTCCAACCCAACCAGTAACTCTTTTCTATACCTATCAAGTTGGGCCTGGTCTGTTGATCTTTGGTGAGAGTGCTCAGTTCCTGTTGGCTACTGACTCTGACTTGCTATCCCCTAAGACTGCGAAGATCAACGGTATTACAGGATTCACTACTGAACCAACACTGCCTGCTGTAAGCCTTGGACCTAATGCAGGGTTCATGACAAAGACACAGGGAAACACTAAGTTCATTCAGCTGCTTCGTGTTGGGCGTGAGGAATCACCGGAGTACATTGAAAAGACAAAGATTGTTCCCGAGCTACTCCCTAACACAATCGACACTGTGGAGTCATCACCGACTCTATCCCTTGTGTCATTCGGAGAAACAGGTAAGGATATTGTCTACCACTTTAATTATTACGTGTTAGGTGATCGAGAGGTTACTAACACTTGGTACCGATGGCAGCTACCTGGGACACTAGAGCTCCAATTCTTCTCAGATAACGTCTATAACGTTGTTGTTAAGTCAGGTTCTAACTACTACGCACTCTCTTTTGATGTAGCACAAAGTTCATCAGATGGTGTGCTGGAACTTGATAGCGGCACTAAGACAGATGTGTGTCTCGATGTTTGGTATAAAAATCCATTCTTTGACTACGAAGAATTCAGCGGAACTGACCTTGTTGATAGAACAAAAGTACTAATACCATTTGAACCATTCCAAGACAAGAAATTTGCTGTAGTTATCTACGGTGAACAGAACACAACATTTACAGACCTATCGGTAACAGCAGATGGAGACGATAATTACGTCTACATTGATGGTGATTGGCGTGGGTATAATATTATTCTTGGTTATGAATACACTATGAGCGTAGAACTTCCAAGGTTCTACGTTGTAAACGCAAAGGATGACAACGTAAGTGCTGATACCACAGCAACTGTAATCATTAACCGACTACAAGTTGAAACCGGTTTGTCCGGTCCTATTGACTACAAGGTAAACATCCTTGGCGTACCTATTCGTACACAGAAAATCACAGTTACACCTGCTAACCAATCCACACTTAACTCTGTGAACCTGTCGGAGACAGGAACTCACACAGTACCTATTCACC